CAAAAATATTTCATTAAGTAGCGTTACGCCAGTTGTGTCGTATCTTCTACCAACATAACCTGATGAAGTTGTAGTATTTGCAATAAATGCTTCTGCAATTCTTGCGGATGCCGTAGCACCGTAATATGCAAAGTAACCCGCGTTATCCTGTCCATTTAACGTAGTTGAATTAAATGGCACTAATGCAATATTTCCAACTGTTCCAATGCTTCGGTTGTATCGACCATTGCCCGCAAATGAATTAGTTGCAAGAGAAAAAGCGGTATAAAAAGAGTTGTAATTTAAATCGTAAGTTGAAAATGCCGCAATTGCTGACGCACCATTTGAATAAGTAACTGCACCCAATGCCGCCGCCGTATTTACTGACGGGGTTTCTTGAAACACCATTAAACCAAATCGACCGTTTGTCGTAGATTCAAAACCGCCAACGCCTGTAAATCCATTAAGAACTACGCCCGCATTACCAAGTTGGAAAACACCTCCGTTTAATGTGCTAGTTGTTCCTGATGTAATTTTGTCAACCGTCAAACTGTTTGCGGTAATTGCACCGCCATCAATAAACGTAGTGGTTGTGCCGCCTGAACCAACAGAATTTGAAAGGTTGGTAAAAGTAACCAAACCATTTAAGTTTTGCCAAGTAAATACCGTACTAATTGTTTCGCTATAAGAACCGCCAAAAGTGTTTTCTTGGAACACAACAAGAACCGCCCAATATTTATTGTTAGCAGATGTTGTTGAAACCGCGCTTGGGCTAAATGTTGTAGCCCATCCGCTTGCAGTTGTGCTTGCGGTTTGCGTTGAAAAGTTATACGCAACTTCGGATGTTGTTGGCGCGGTTGGCGCGGTTGATTGCCCCGTATTGTAGAAAAAATATACCTGTGCGTTTCTTGGCCCTGTACTGCCGTTACTACCATCATCAACAACTGCCATTGTGATGCTTCTTGTAATTGCGCCTGTTAAATTACTACCGTTAACAACTAAAGATGCGGTTACATCTGTTGCGCCTGAATCGGGCGTAATGGTAATAGTAGAAGCAGAACCCGTTGTTGGCGTTGCGTTAGTAATTGTCCATGCGTATGTAGGCGATGTAACATTTTGCGTTACCGCGGTAAGCGTAGCATCAGATGGCGTAACAGTCCCGCCGCTTGACCTTGAAAATACTGTAAACCCTGATATGTCAACAAACGGCCCTGCCGCGCCCGCGCCCGCTACGGGTGTCCAAACAAATGCGCTACTTGCCGTACTTAAAGCAGATTGCCCAATTTCATTACCAACAAGGTAGGCAAAATAATAAGTTCCCGTATTGATAATATTGTTTGTGAAAGTATAGTTAAAGTTGTTGCCAATAGGTTGGCTATTGCTTGAATTTGCCGATGCAAGTAATTTCCAATCCGATGCAGTAGGCGTTGCGCTTGTTGTAAAGAAAAGATTTACAAAAGTAACGCGCCCCGTAACGGGTATAAAAACTTGTACGCTAACATTTGGAACAACCGCGCTAGGAAAACCCGTAGCCGTTGGTGCGGTTAATGATGAAAAGAAAACGGGCGATGATAAACCGCTATTTGGAATTGGCGTAAATTGCGTTATGTCTTGGTCATCATAAACTTGTGCGTTGTATTCGCTAAGTTCCAATTTAGCACCTAATGAACCATCGGGTAATGATGCTTCGTTAACTTTCATTACGCGGAATAGTTTGCTTGCCCATCCGTAATCAGTATTGGTAACGCTAACTACATCGCCCGCATCTACTTGAATTCCGTAATAGGTAGTGCTAAAAGAAACAATTAAATCTTCGCGGGCTTGTTCCAACAAACGGTTGGCAAGGTAATGCGCTTGCACCGAATCGTTAACCATGTCGTAAGTAACTGAATACTTGTTAACGGGTTCGTTGGGATACAGTAAACCGCTAGGTGTTTCAATGTTTACAAATGCGGCTTGGTCGCGGTTTTCTTTAAACGGGAATCGCGCTTCAACTTGGTTAATTGAACTTGTAATGTCGGTTGCACTAACGCGAATTTCGCCAATAATGTTGTTGTCATTAAAAGCATACGCGGTAGATTCTGCTTTGTTAATAACAATTGACCATTGACCCAACGCGGCGTTGTAGGTCATCCAAGAATCGCAAGATGAAATTATGCGGTCGATGTTACTTAATACAGTTTGCCCCGCATCTAACACGCCGTTGATTCGGTAACGCGGTTGCGTAGATGGTACGCCACTACTATTTGTAAATGTAATAATTTGGTCGCCATAAGCATTTAACGCGGTTGCGCTTGTGCTATTAACAAACGCCGCATCTACCGCACCGCCGTAAACCGCGTTGGTCATGTAGTCATACCAAACATCGCCCGCTTTGGCTACGCCTGTTCCGTTTAGCGTATGCGCTACTTTAAATGTGATAGGTTGTAATTGTGTCGTATCAGCATCGCGGTTATAAATTAGTTTGACAATGGCAAAGCCTAAACCATTCATTTGCCTTGTGCCTGTCCAACGCTGACCAACGGCAATATCAGAGCCGCCCATAACCGTGCTAGGTGCTGATGCGCCGTTAGAGGATGTAATAGTACCGCCCGCGGTAGATGTATAAACATTGATGTAAAGGTTGCCGCTAATCTTTGTATCTACATTTCCCGCTTCATCGGTAAGGCTAACAACCTTTGTTAAATCTGAACCATCAAAAGTAATCTTTCTATCACCGTAGTACATATCTGCGGTATCAAAAGCAAATTGCCCATTGGGGCTAATACTTGAAATAGCCAAAACATAGTACATAGTTTTTTGGTCAGTTGTCAGCACCGCATCAACGAATGTGCCGCCCATGTAGGCATTGCCGTACACAATAGGAATAGCGTTAACCGCGCTTGGCGGTACTTGTTGCCTTACGCCCATGTCTTGTTGTTGTTCGGGGTTATCTGCAAAGGCACGGGTAACAACATAAGAAACGGCAAAGTTAACGGCAAAGGTTGCCATTGCCGTAGAAAAGCCAATTGCTTCTAAACCTATAATTAAACTTGTAACCATTTCATTCCCTAACAAAAGTTGCGCCAAGGGCTTTGTATCCCCTGCGCGTGTAATCAATAAACGGGCCGTTAGCCGAAATTGATGTACAAACAAAATCTACATCGCCCGCTTTTAACATTTCCTTTGCGCGTTCATCAAACGCTTTCCAAAGCCTACCGCCAATTGTTCCGTTACGATGTTCGGGTTCTACCCACCAAAGCAATTCGTTTAATTCTTTTACTTTTGGCGACCAAATGTTAGAACTTTTATAAGCCACAATCGCGCCCCTGTGATGCGAATCGATATAAATGAACCCACGCCCTTGAATGATGCTAAACAATAGTTCTTCAACATAGCGGGGAAAGTGATTATGCGATTCACCAAGTTTTTTAATAGGGTTTTCATAAGCGTAAGCCTCTACAATTTCTAACAATCTAGGTATGTCGTATCTTGTTGCGGGTCTTATCATGGCGGGTCAACGTATCCTGTATCTGTTACTGTAGTATCGCTTGATTGTGTATTTGTTTTAGGCGGTGAACCAAAATCAAAAAATGTATTTGAAATTTCACTTACGCGGTTCATTGATGTATCACCGCTATAAATAAATTGCCAGTTGTTTTGGTTTGTCTTAACGCCCGACAATCTGTTTTCCAAAACACGCCGCATTGATGAACACGAAATAGAACAAGTTGCAATGCGTGTACGCGCTTCAGAATTAAAATCTTCTGTGATAGAAACGCTATTGATGATGCCTTGGTAGCGTTTAAAAAACTGCGTTGTAGGCGTAGTAATAATTTGGTTGTTTGAATCAAAGAACCCGCGCCATACTTCTACCAATGAACCTTTAATGTCGTTGCTTAAAATCAACGCTACATTGCTTGGGTTGATGCCCGTTAATTGAATAGCCATGTCATCCGATGTAGCCTTAATATCGCGCTGAACATCGCCAACGCTAAGTAGCGCACCAAGGTTTGAAAAGGTAATGCCGCCAACCGTGATAGGCGCGGCGGCGTTGCAGAATGTGTAAACAGTTCCCGCAGTACCAACGGTAAGTTTTACAAATTCCGCATGGTTGATTTGATAACCAGTTACCGCGTTAATTGTTGTCATACGATGTATTCTCTAAAAACAAACGGCGAATCCCATTGCACAAATGCGCCATCAGTCATTGGGTTTAATGTATATGTTGGGCATGATTCTGCAACAACATTAAATGTACAAGCAGTTCCCAAGAAAACAGTTGTACCCGATGCGGGCGTACCAATCAACGGGCGATGTATGCTTACCGATGAACCCGCGCTATCCGCGGTAATCTTGTACACATAGCCGCTAATCATAATGAAATCGCCCGCTTTAAATGTACCGTTAGAAGTTAGCGCAAGTGTTTGTGTATTAGCCGCGGGCGCACCGTTTAAGGTTGCCGCCGTAGCCGTTCCACGCATCTTTACAAACCATTGTAGATTTGTACTTGCAAAACTAATTTGTTCAGGCAATTGCCTATCCCTGTTATCAATAGTTTGGATAATATCCCGAACTTGCGGATAGTAAAGGTAGGCATGGGGTTGGATAGTAAACACCCAAGGCACGGCGGTTAAGTATTGCGCTACGGTGATATAACCCGAACGGGCTACTTGTTGTCCAACCATACGGCGGTTGTTAACCGTCATTGATTGTTGTATATCAAAAATGGTTTGGAAACTCATGCCCGACCCCTATTCACCGCCAACGATTTATTGGCATACTGATTTGCCGCCCATATCGCATTAGAACTGCCGTACAAGCGTTCTTCAAACGATTTGGTATCAATGGCGTTAATGTAGTTGTTTGTGACCATCGTAGTACCGCCCGCGCCCGCTAAAGCATGATTAGGAATTACTGTACCTGATGAACGGGGAACAAATAGTTCAGGCCCGCGTTCGCCGACAACATACGGCGTATTGGCATTAGCCGAACCACCATCGGCTAAGAACCCGCCAAGGTCTTGATTGCCGTATGCGTTGCCAGTACCAAAGCCGCCGCTTGCATACATTCCAAACAATGATTTAAACAAACCCGTTGCTGATGCCCGCAATTGAATGGCAATCAAATCTTGAATGATGCTACGCGCCAAACTCTTAAACGATAACTTGCCCGTGCGAACAAAGTTATCTAATGCGCTTTCCATGTTGCCCATTACAGAACCAAAAGCCTTTGCGCCATTTTCTAATTCGGTTGGCAAGTCCCTAAAGAACTTTGCGCCTTCTTTCATAAAGCCTTGTTCGCTTGTGCCTTCGCGTTGCGCTTTAACTGCTTGGTTTTGTGCGCGTAGGTAGCGTTCGGTTGCATCGGCTAATGCGTTTTCTTGTGAAACTAAATGTTCTTTTGATTCGGCATCTAAAATATTATTTTGTTGTATTTCTTTAATATTTTCTAGCCGTTGTTGTTCATTTAAATACAATTCTTTTGCAAGTTTTATATCTTCACTTCTTAAATCTTGCGTTGTTTTTTCTATCAATGCAATATCATTTTGAATTTTCAAGGCGTGTTCTTTTGCCCTGATTGTTGCTATAGCATTTTGATATGCCGTAACTTCTTGGTATTCTGCCCTTGTTGCATTTTTATCTTGTTCTTTAAGTTCACTTCTGTATTTTTCTAGTAGCCTTAATCTTTCTCTTTCTTCGGCATCGGCTAATCGCTTTGCTTCCCGTGCGGCGGCTTCTGCTAATCTTTTTCTTTCTTTTTCAGCGGCATCAGTTACAGAACGCCCGCCCGATGCGGTGCTAGGTTTTGAAACACCTTTTGCCGCTAACGCATCAATTGAATTTCCGTATTGGGGAACGCCCATTACATTGGCTTGATACAAATCTAATTGAATTCTTTGCGCCAAAACAGAATTGTTGTATTTCTTGTTGGCTTCAATTGCGGCATCAACGCCTTTGGTTACTAAAGTAACCGCGTTGTTGTATGTGTGTCCAATTTCATCAAAGATGGCTTTAAAGAAATAACCAACTTCAGAACCTAAAACCGCAACCGTTTGAAATACAGTTTTAAAAATACCGCTAAGTGATACGCCGCTATCACCTAATGTTTTCATGTAATCAACGGTAGCCTTTAGGATTGGCCCTAATTCCGTAGCCAATACCAACATTACATCGCGGGATGTTTGCGCCAACAAATCGTAGGTATCTGCCGCGGCTTTAATTGCTTTTTCTTGTTCTTGAATTAGCGGGTTGGTTTCTGCAATTTTTTCAGCAAAGCCAACCATGTCAACGCCCTTGGCGGCTTTAGAGAAAATCTCCATTGCCTTGGCATTGCGCGTAATCGGGTCTTCAACTTTGGCTAAGTTAGCAACCAGTTTGTTTAGCAATTCTTCTTGGGAAAGTTTGCCCAAGTCTTGCAAAGTAACGCCTAATGCTTTAGCGGTTTTCTGCGCTTGTTCTGAACCGCCCGCGGCATCGTCAATAAACTTGGCAAACGCGGATAACATCTTGCCCGCGTTGTCGGCTTTACCACCTGAATTTGCAAGGGCGTTAGATAACTGTAAAACCGTGCCTATGGCTACTTCGTTGGCTTCGGCTACATCGGCTAGTTCATCGGCATATCTAAGTGCGGCGGCACTAGCGGCAACCAAGGCAACCGCGCCCATCTTGCCAAACTTTTCGGCGGCTTCGCTAAACTGTTCTAACTTCTTTCCCGCGGCTTCAATACCTCTATTGAATTCCGCGGTATCTATGCCTAGGGCTACACCAAGGCGGGCAATCATATTAGCCATCTTTTACCCCAAACAATGTTTTATCAAATCCTTGCGCCTGTTGCATAAATGCTAATAGGCTATCATTTACTGCCGCCTTTTTTATATCATCACTTAAAGGCGGGTAGATGTAATCATACGCACTACCCAAAATGTTGGCTAGTTTATATGGGGGCGAACTTGCCACTCTCATGTAATTAAATACCCCGTTTGTCAGGGTTGCCAATTGCGTAAGAACGCCGTAATTCCCAATCAATCCATCGGCATACATTGTTTGAATGTTTGCCAAGGTTACATCATCTAATTCGTTTATTGTGTCTAGGGTATGCCCGTTGAAAATCATTGCGGCTAGGCATTGGCTTTTCAACGAGCCTATCAGTTTCCCCGCGCTTCCCTGTAGGTTGGGCTAATCACTTCGCCAATCTTTTCCACAATCATCATTTGTACGGCGATAGGGAATTCTTCTTGTATGTCGGCATAGGTCAAATCTTCAAGGGTTATGCCTTCCATTTCAGGAACTAACAACTTAAAGAATTCAGTAATGCGGGCTTCGGTGATGGCTTTGTTTTTGGCGGCTTCGCGCATAGAACGCCCTTCAACCAAAATATCATTATCCGTAAATTGGAAATCTTCGCTTTGGTTGTTTTCAAACTGCCGCAATGGGGCGGTAATTTCTTGGTAGATTTTTTCTATTGTTTCTTCATCAGGGTTAGAAACTTTTTTATAGATAGCATCCGATTCAATCATTAACGGTATGCTAACTTTAAAAGTATGCCCGCCCAATTCAAATGAACGGGTAAGCATATTCTTTTTGTTTGTTTGGTACTTGTCGCCAAACGCTGAACTAAATTTTGTCATTTATTTTTTATCCTGTATTTACTGATTCGCCTTGCTAAAATTTCCCCTAGCCGCTTGGCGGTTTGATTGGCTTGGGATTCCAAAGCAGGGCGTAAAAACGGTTGTGCGCCATTTCTAGCCGTGCCGAATTCTTGTGCTATGGCACGGGCATCCGATAAAACGCCAACTTGCCTTTTTCTTTCTTTTAAATTTCGGTTGTATTGCGCTTTATCTGATTCGTATAAAGACGCATTTTGTTCGTAGAATTCTTTTTTAAGTTTCTTGGGAAATGCTTTAGTTGTTACCAAAGCAATCACCGTATCTTTTTCGGTGATGTATTT